ATAAAGGCGAATACGGCATCTGGCAGTATTCGTCCAAAGGCTCTGTGGACGGCATCAGTGGCAACGTGGATCTGGATTACGCCTACGTTGATTATCCGACCATCATCAAGAACGGAGGCTTCAACGGCTATGCGAAGGAAGCCGCTCCTGCTCCTGTAGCAAACTCCCAGAGGGACAAGATCGTCGCTCAGGCCAGAGCGTGGCTTGGCAGGAAGGAATCCGACGGCAGCCACAAAGAGATCATTGACGTGTATAACAGCCACAAACCTCTCGCCAGAGGCTATGCGGTCACTTACACGGACGCATGGTGCGCCACCTTCGTCTCCGCTGTCGCCATCAAGTGCGGCGTGACGGATATCCTCCCGACCGAGTGCGGCTGCGGTCAGATGATCCAGCTTTTCCAGAAGCTCGGCGAGTGGATTGAGAATGACGCCTATGTTCCTGCTCCCGGTGATGTGATCTTCTACGACTGGCAGGACTCCGGTTCCGGTGACAATACCGGCTGGCCGGATCACGTCGGTATCGTAGAAGCTGTCTCCGGCAGCACCATCACGGTCATTGAGGGTAACAAGAGCAACGCGGTCGGCAGGCGCACGCTGCAGGTAAATGGCAAATACATCCGTGGTTATGGTGTGCCAAAATACAGCGACTCTGCCACTCCTACTCCGGCCACTCCTGCAAAGACCGTGGACGAGCTTGCCAAAGAAGTGCTGGACGGCAAATGGGGAAACGGCACCGACCGTAAAGAGCGCCTGACCGCTGCCGGATATGACTACTCCGCCGTGCAGGCCAAGGTAAATGAGCTGGTGAAGAAACAGGAAGCAGCGCCTGTCTACTACACAGTCAAAAGCGGCGACACGCTTTCTGCCATCGCACGGAAGTACGACACCAGCGTCTCTGCGATCCAGAAGCTCAATCCGACGCTCATCAAGAACGTCAATCTTATCCTGACCGGCTGGAAGATCAGAGTGAAATAACCGAATACCAATTCTCTATGCCTGCGAGTGTTCTTCGGAATGCCCGCAGGCTTTTTTTCGTTTCTGTGAAAAATCCTCCGCTCAAAACGCCCACCAATCTCCAGTGGAAACTGGAGGTGGATATGTTATGCCAAACGAAAACACGAATGTTCAATCTGGATATTTCACAGACGAGCGGATCAAGGGCGATCTTGACTATCGGCAGGCTCAGATCATCGCTCAGACGATGCTCGATGACGGCCTGATTTCTGTGGCTGAATTCAACAAATTAACCGCCATCAATCGGGAAACTTTCTCTCCCTTGTTCGCGGAAATAATGCCAGAAATAACTTGATATGTAGCCGTTTTAGAGTGATGTATAGACGTACGGAAAGGAGGAGTTCCCTTGAGAAAAGTAACGAAAATCGAGCAAGCGACGAGCGCAAAAGTGAAGCTCAAGAAGATCAAGGTAGCCGCCTACTGCCGCGTCTCTACAGATTCCGATGCACAGCTTGAAAGCCTTGAGGCACAGAAAACCCACTATGAGAATTACATCACTTCCCGTGATGACTGGGAGTTTGCAGGCCTCTATTACGACGAAGGTATCACTGGTACCAAGAAGGATAAGCGTCCAGAGCTCTTAAGGCTCATCGACGATTGCAAGGCCGGTAAGGTGGACTTCATTATCACAAAGTCCATCAGCCGCTTCAGCAGGAATACGACAGACTGCTTGGAGCTGGTCAGAAAGCTGCTCGCCCTGCACATTCCCATTTTCTTCGAGAAGGAGAACATCAATACCGGTTCAATGGAGAGCGAGCTTTTTCTGGCGATCCTCTCCAGCATGGCAGAAGGCGAGTCGGTGTCCATTTCGGAAAACAGCAAATGGTCAATCCAGAAACGCTTCGAGAACGGAACCTTCAAGTGCAGCTACCCGCCCTACGGTTACGACTGGGACGGCGAGCAGATGGTCATCAACCCGGAGCAGGCTGCTGTGGTTAAGGAAATCTTCGCGGCTCTACTCTCCGGCAAAGGAACCCGTGATATTGCGGACGACCTGAACCGGCGCGGCGTACCCTCCAAGCGAGGAGGCCGTTGGACGGCTACCACCATTCGCGGGATGCTCTCAAATGAGAAGTACGTCGGTGACTGTCTTTTCCAGAAAACCTACTCAGATTCACAATTTGTCCGACACAACAATCACGGTGAGCAGCCGCAGTACATGGTCAAGGATCATCACGAGCCAATCATCAGCCGGGAGGATTTTGAGGCGGCACAGGCTTTTGTGAAGCAGCGGGCTTCCGAAAAAGGTGTTATCAAGGGTACCGAGAAATACCAGAATCGCTACGTTTTCTCCGGCAAAATCATCTGTGGAGAATGCGGCGACACCTTCAAGCGCCGGATTCACAGCTGCACCGGGTACAAATACGCGGCGTGGTGCTGCAACACCCACATTGAGGACAAGAACAAGTGTCACATGCTCTTTGTGAAAAATGAAGCGCTGAAGCTGGCCTTCATCACAATGATGAACAAGCTGATTTTCTCACACCGGTTGATTCTGAAGCCCTACTTGGAGGCAATAAAGAATGTGTCAACGGATGATTCACTCCGCAGGATTCAGCAGATTCAGACCCTGCTGGCGCAGAACACCGAAAAGCGGGAAACGCTCACCAAACTTATGACGCAGGGCATCATCGACCCGGTGCTCTACAGTCAGGAGACGAACGAGCTCCTTTCGCAGGCGGACACCTTCCGGGATGAGATCGATGCATTAAAGAATGCAGTCTCTGGTGATGTGACAAAGGTTACGGAGACCACGGCGCTGATACATTTTGCAGAAAAAAGTGCCATGCTGCATGAGTTCGATGACAACCTTTTCGATAGATTCGTAAATCGTATCATCGTTCATTCCAGAAGCGACATCCGCTTCGAGCTCAAATGCGGCCTGACGCTCAGGGAAAGGAAGTGAGAGCATGGGACACACACCATACGGCTACCGAATCGAAAATGGCTGCGCTGTGATTCACGAGGAAGAAGCCACTAAGATCAGGAAGCTCTATGAAAATTACTTCGCCGGGATGGCACAGTCCAAGGCCGCAATTGAGGCCGGAATTGAGACCTACCACAGCTCGGCAAAGCGCCTGATGCAAAACCGGCATTACCTCGGCGACGATTTCTACCCGGCCATCATCGATCAGGAGACCTTCGATAAGGCAGAAGCAATCCGGCTGGAACGTGCTGGGAAGCTCGGCAGGCTGAACCGGGTAAAGGAAGCAAAGCCTGAGAAGGTGCCGACCTACTTCCGCTTTGCGGAGGCAGAACAACACTATGAAGATCCGAGGCTGCAGGCAGAATACCTCTACAGCCTCATTGAAAGCGAGGCAATCTAATGGGAAATGTAATGGTCATCCCGGCCAGAAGGCAGGTCGGGAACACGGTAAAACAATCCGAGCAGAAAAAGCTCCGGGTGGCGGCCTACTGCCGTGTCAGCACGGATTCCGAGGAACAGGAAACCAGCTACGAGGCGCAGGTCACACACTACACGGAGTACATTCAGAAAAATCCGGAATGGGAGCTGGCGGGCATATTCGCGGACGATGGCATCTCCGGTACCAACACCAAAAAGCGTGACGAATTCAACCGCATGATTGAAGAGTGCATGGCCGGAAATATCGATATGATCATCACCAAGTCCATCAGCCGGTTTGCCAGAAACACCCTCGACTGCCTGCAATACATCCGGCAGCTGAAGGACAAGAACATCCCGGTTTATTTTGAAAAGGAGGCCATCAACACGCTGGACTCCAAGGGCGAGGTGCTCCTAACGATTATGGCGAGCCTTGCCCAGCAGGAAAGCCAATCCATGAGCCAGAACATCAAACTCGGCCTGCAATACCGCTACCAGCAGGGAAAGGTTCAGGTCAACCACAATCGCTTCCTCGGCTACACCAAAGACGAGAACGGTAACCTCGTCATCGATCCGGAGCAGGCTGAAATCGTAAAACGCATCTATCGAGAGTACCTCGAAGGCTCCAGCATGGACAAGATTGCCGCCGGTCTCATGGCTGACGGCATTCTCACCGGCGCAGGTAAAACGAAGTGGCATACCAGCACCATCAACAAGATTCTCCGAAACGAGAAGTACATGGGCGACGCTCTTCTGCAGAAAACCTACACTACGGACTTCCTGACGAAGAAGCGCATCAAGAACAACGGCACTGTCCCGCAATACTATGTCGAGGACGACCACGAGGCGATCATTCCGAAGGAGCTGTTCATGCAGGTGCAGGCCGAGCTTGTGCGCAGGCGAGTCGTTCACACCAGCCCTTCCGGGAAAAAACGTAGCTTCTCCTGCAATCACTGCTTTGCCCAGATCGTTTTCTGCGGCGAGTGCGGCGAGCTTTACCGACGCGTCCACTGGAACAACCACGGCTGCAAGTCCATCGTCTGGCGCTGCATTAGCCGCTTGGAGATCACCCATGCAGAAGTACCCTGCGAAAACCGGACGGTCAACGAGCTTCTGCTTCAGGAAGTGACGCTCAAAGCCATCAACAAGATTCTGACCGAGCGTAAAGTCTTTTTGAAGCAACTGCAGGCAAACATCGCCAAGGCCGTGATCAGCGCTGATACACTCTCGCCGGACGGCATTCAGGAAAGACTATCGGAACTGCAAAAGGAGCTCATCAAGAAGGCCAACAACAAACAGGACTACGACGCCATCGCAGATGAGATTTTCCGGCTCCGCGACCAGAAAGAGAAGTCCAAGGTCGACAGCCACAACCGGGAAGAAACCATGAACCGGATCAAGGAGCTGCAGGACTTCATCGCCGGGAAGAAAACCGACATCACAGAGTTTGATGAGGCTCTGGTCAGAAAGCTCATCGAGAGGATCAACGTCTTCACCGACCGCTTCACTGTGGAATTTAAGTCCGGCCTCACAATCGAAATCGAAGCGTAAAAAGGCTCCTCGCCACTGAACCTAATCAGTAGTGAGGAGCCTTGGTCTTTATATCCTGCCTTTGTTTGCGATTTTAACCAGCGTAAGCATAACCGGCACCTCCGTCAGCACACCAACCGTGGTAGCAAGTGCTGCCGGGCTTGTTGTACCAAACAAAGCAATAGCAACAGCTACTGCCAGTTCAAAGAAGTTCGATGCTCCGATCATCCCGGCTGGTGCAGCGATATCGTGCGGCAACTTCAGCAGGTTGCAGGCTCCGTAAGCGACAAAGAAGATCAGGAAGGTCTGCAAGATCAGCGGAACAGCAATCAGCACAATGTGAAGCGGATTCGACACAATAACCTCTGCCTGTGACGCAAAGATGTAGGACGGATTTTGCGGACATTCAAAATAAAAAAGAATGTGGAGGTAACAGACAATGGCAAAATCATTATTTGAGGAACTGGGCGGCAAATACGAAAGGCAAGGGGATTATTTGATACCGTGCTTAACTGTACCCGCCGAAGAAGAACAGGCAATAGGCATCTGGGGGCAACGGCATTTAGATTATCTAAAACAGTACCGTAAAGTTACATACACCAATCTTCTTACAAGCGGCAGGCTAAACGCCTACCTTGCCGACATCAACAGACAGGCACAGGAACGCTTTGAAAGGCTCATAGAGGGTATGAAACAGGCACAGGGCATAACGGAACAGCTAAAGGCAGAAAACGCCTTAGAATGGACAGGATGCCTCAATAACATAAGGGCTTGTGCGAGGGAGATTGTGGAAAAGGAAATTATTTTTGCATAAACAGATGATTAGTGGCAGGGGGAAATCCTGCCGCTTTTTCTGCTTTAGTTTGTCAGCTTGACAAATAAAGGGTTAAGGAATATAATTAGATTCAGTATTATACAAGGAGTTAATAAATATGCGGCAAGGTATTCTTAAATAAACTGTCAATTTGATAGTGGGAACAAAAAGTAGCAGTCCCGTTTCACTTTTAATATGGGGCTTAGTTTTTTGTACCCAGTTTAAGAATACTTTTATCATGTAATTTTATATGCCCGAAAACATATAAGTGTTTTGGGGCTATTGGAGTTATTTACCCAGTGATAGGAGTATTTATCACTGGGTATTTTTATGCCCTTTTTTGGGTGTTGATAGGAGGAAAATCACATGAAAATAATTAACTTAGGCATTCTGGGTCACGTTGACGCAGGAAAGACAACATTAACGGAAAGTTTATTGTATACCAGTGGTGCAATTGCAGAACTAGGGAGCGTAGATGAAGGCACAACAAGGACAGATACAATGAATTTGGAGCGTCAAAGGGGAATCACTATCCAGACAGCAGTGACATCTTTTCAGTGGGAGGATGTAAAAGTCAACATTATAGATACGCCAGGCCATATGGATTTTTTGGCGGAAGTATACCGTTCTTTATCCGTATTAGACGGAGCAGTATTATTAGTTTCTGCAAAGGATGGCATACAGGCACAGACCCGTATACTGTTTCATGCACTACAGATAATGAAGATTCCGACAATTTTTTTCATCAATAAAATTGACCAAGAGGGGATTGATTTGCCAATGGTATATCGGGAAATGAAAGCAAAGCTTTCTTCGGAAATTATAGTGAAGCAAAAGGTTGGGCAGCATCCCCATATAAATGTAACGGACAATGACGATATGGAACAGTGGGATGCGGTAATTATGGGAAACGATGAACTATTAGAGAAATATATGTCAGGGAAACCGTTTAAAATGTCAGAACTGGAACAGGAAGAAAACAGGAGATTCCAAAACGGAACGTTATTTCCCGTTTATCACGGAAGCGCTAAAAACAATCTGGGGATTCGGCAGCTTATAGAAGTAATTGCCAGTAAATTTTATTCATCAACGCCTGAAGGTCAATCTGAACTATGCGGGCAGGTTTTTAAGATTGAATATTCAGAGAAAAGGCGGCGTTTTGTTTATGTGCGTATATATAGCGGAACATTGCATTTGAGGGATGTTATTAGAATATCTGAAAAAGAGAAAATAAAAATCACAGAGATGTATGTTCCGACAAACGGTGAATTATATTCATCCGATACAGCCTGCTCTGGTGATATTGTAATTTTACCAAATGATGTTTTGCAGCTAAACAGTATTTTGGGGAACGAAATACTGTTGCCGCAGAGAAAATTTATTGAAAATCCTCTCCCTATGCTCCAAACAACGATTGCAGTAAAGAAATCTGAACAGCGGGAAATATTGCTTGGGGCACTTACAGAAATTTCAGATGGCGACCCTCTTTTAAAATATTATGTGGATACTACAACGCATGAGATTATACTTTCTTTTTTGGGGAATGTGCAGATGGAAGTCATTTGTGCCATCCTTGAGGAAAAATATCATGTGGAGGCAGAAATAAAAGAGCCTACTGTTATATATATGGAAAGACCGCTTAGAAAAGCAGAATATACCATCCACATAGAAGTCCCGCCAAATCCTTTCTGGGCTTCTGTCGGGTTGTCCATAGAGCCGCTCCCTATTGGAAGCGGAGTGCAGTATGAAAGCAGAGTTTCACTTGGATATTTAAATCAATCGTTCCAAAATGCGGTTATGGAGGGGGTTCTTTATGGCTGCGAGCAGGGGCTGTATGGATGGAAAGTGACAGACTGTAAAATCTGTTTTGAATATGGATTGTATTATAGTCCTGTAAGTACCCCCGCAGACTTTCGGCTGCT